AAAAGAGCTAGATAAGCTTTTAAAAGACAGCGAGCAGGCAGTCCTAGATGTAATGCAAAGTAATTTGGCTTTCATTGGAGATACCATTATAAATAAAGTAATGGCCAAGGAGTCAGGCCTATCCAATTCAAAAAAACTCGATGCCATCAAAGGAATTGATGCATCGGGTCTTAATCAATATAAAGCTGATCTATTAGATGTTTTGACAATTATTGCTTACGAAACTCTTAGACAAAGAAAAAAGGAAGTTCCAAAAGCTAAATTTGAATTATCAGAAAATGAAATATATTCCATACAATTTGTGGAGAGTAAAACAGTTAAAAAGGCAACAAAAAAAGTAAAAAAAACAAATAAACGCATAGAAACCATGTTTAAAAAACTTCCACCTAGAGTCCGAAGACGAATAAAAACACAACAAGAATTGTTAGTCCAAACACAATTAGCGGACTTGGAAAAAGCAATATATTTCCAATACACCACTTCGGTTGCACAGGAAAAGGCTATAAATCAAGTAAAAAAAGATATGCAAGATAACGCCGAAGACTTTATAGATGGACCCTCAATAAGAGCAGGCGCACCTTTAACAGCACATCAAACTATTTCTGAGGCAAGTAGTGCTTTTTTTACTGATCCTGAAGTAGATAAACAGATAGAAGCATTTCAATTTGTAAATAATTACACCCAAGATAGAACGCCTATATGTGAAGAACTAAATGGAACCATTTTCGCAAAAGATGACCCAAATATGCTTAAGTTTACGCCTCCTTTGCATTGGAACTGTAGATCTTTAATTCTTCCTATCTTGGTGGGTGATTTAAAGGGTAGGAAAATTCAAAAATTAAAAATTAAAAAGAGTAATGAAAAGTTTTTACAATTTAGCGAAAAACTAGAGGCTTTTATTTTAGCCCATCAAATGAGTGACCAGGGGATATTATGATAAAAAGATATTCTCACATAAATTTTACTCCACCCAAAGGCGTTTCAAGTAATGCTGACCTAGGTTTAAGACTAAGAAAAAAGACTGGAAAAGGTGGTTTAACTACAAAACAAGCAGGAGATTTAAATATAGGTTCTGGTGTTGCAAGGGCAACAAGTCTAAAAAATAGATCTAAAATAAGTCCAGAAGTTATAAAAAAGATGGTTAATTTTTTTAATCGTCATCAAACCTATAAGAAAAATCACATAAAAAAAGAACCGTATAGTGCATCTTATATTTCATGGCTTTTATGGGGTGGTGATGCTGGTCAAGTATGGGCTAATAAGATTCTAAGACAAATGAAAAAAGCCGATGAAAATAAATTAGCCGAAAAAACTCTCCAGACTGTTATAGTTAAAAAAACTCCAAACATGACTTTAGAAAAAGCTAAAGAGAAGTTACAAAAAGCTGGCGGCAAATTTTTTAAAGTAGACGAAAAACAAGAGTCTTATTATTTTAGGCAAAAAGACCCAAATTTATTTGATAAAGACACTTTTAGCTCTTTTGAAATCCCGGAGCAAGGTGTTATACTTATCTATGCATCTCTAAAAAGGAAAAATACAATGTCAGAATTTAGGACCTCACCGTTTGTTATTAATTTTAGTGAACAAGCTGCACCCGATAAAATACAAATTTTAAGGGCTGGGAAATTCTTCCATGATGGTCAAGAAATAGAAGTAAGTGAAAAAGATCTACTTAATATGGTTAAAAACTTTGCTGAAAAAGTTAGAGGCATAGATTTAATGATAGACTTTTCCCATAATAGTGAAGGAGAAGCTGCCGGTTGGATAAAAGAACTAGTTTTAAGCGAAGACAAAAAAGAGTTATGGGCAAACGTCGAATGGACACCTACAGGTAAAGCAAGTTTAGATAATAAAGCTTTTAAATACATTAGTGCCGATTTTTCTTTTGCTTATAAAGATAATGAGACACTAAAAAATTATGGACCTACTCTTTTTGGTGCAGGTTTAACAAATAGACCTGTAGTTAAACAAATGGAACCAATAGTGCTAAGTGAAATAAAGATTATAAACCCTAACAAGGATAAGACTATGTATGGAGATGCAAGAGAATTAGAAGAGGAAAAAAAGATGCAAGAAGAAATGTCTTTAGAGGATGCAATGAGAATGATTCAAGCTTTAAAAGATGACCTTCTTAAAAAAGATGAAGAATTAATTTCTATGAGAAGAGAGCTAGAAGAAAAAATGATGGAAGAAGAGAAAAAACTTGCTGAAATCAAAAAAGAAAAAGAACTAATGGAAAAAAACCAAGCTTTTGACAAAAAATTAAGCGAAGGTGTTGTTGTTGAGGCACAAAGACAAGCTTTTATTGACAACGACATGGAAAAGTTTTTATCTCTTCAAACTGAAATTAAACTTTCTGAATCTGGCAACAATGTTGTTCCAAAAGAGTCAAAACTAACCAAAGAAAATTTTGAAGATAAAATTATTGAGTTAGCCGAAAAAAGAGCTAAAGAAGAAAATATCGCTTTAGACATTGCAATTGGCGAAGAACTTGCAAAGCATAGCGAAGAATCAAAATTGTATTTATAAGATTTATAATAGTTTTTTAAAAAGGAGTTAAAAGATGGCAGCAGTTACACAACCAGTAAATATTAGTACTTTTAAAGCAGGTGGGACTATCCGTAAATTTAGATTTGTAGCCTTAAGTGCCAATGGTACTGTAACAGAATGTGGAGCCAATGGTAGAGCCATAGGAATACATCAAGGAGATGAGTCAGTTTCTAGTGGTGAATTTTTAGATGTAGCTCTACCTGGTGGCGGTGCCAAGCTAGAAGTAGGCGAGGCATGTGCAGTTGGAAAACTTCTAACATCAACATCGGCAGGTAAGGGTGAAATAGCCGATGCGGCAGGGGAATATGTGGGAGCCATTGCCTTCGAAGCCGGTGGTGCAGACGGAGATGTTATTGGCGTTAGAGTTGTAGCATTTCAAGCCTCTGGTTCTGATGCTTAAGTTTGATTTTAAAATTTGTAAAAAATAAAAAGGAGAATAAAAAATGAGCCAATACAAAGCTACGGTAGATAAACTTTTAACACAGGCAAGTGCTGCCTATATTCCAGAAGGCTTCGCATGTGAGTCTATTTTACCAGAAATTAGAGTTAAGCAATATTCTGGTAAGCTTGCTAAATATGGAACTAATCACCTACGAATTGAAACAAACTTTTCAGGTGGCCGTGGTGCTTATAGGAGAGTTAACCCAATTGTTAGAGAGCAAAGTACATACCAAATAGAGGGGCATGGCCTGGAGTCGCTAGTAAGTGCCGCCGATATTGCCAATGCGGATCTGCCATACGACGCACTTCGCGATGAAGTGGTGGGATTAACTTCTCAACTAATTTTGGAAAAGGAAAAGACACTTGGTGATGTTTTAGGAGATACATCTACACTTACTCAAAACACTACTTTGTCAGGCACAGCACAATGGTCAGACTTTGCAAATAGTGACCCTATTGGTGACGCCGCAACAGCTAGAGACACTGTAATGGATGGTTGTGGTATGGCTCCTAACGTTGCTATTATGTCATGGCAAGTCTGGAATAAACTTCGTTTTTCTTCTAAGCTTCTAGATGCTCTCGGGTATAAGTATAACCAAACTGGTGGACTTAACAACGATGAGCTTGCAGTGGCTTTAGGCGTTAAAAAAATCATCAGATCTGATGCTATGTACGAGAGTGCTGCAGAAGGTCAAAGTTCTAGTTTAGCTCCGTGCTTTGGAAAAAATACTATTTTTGCAGTTGTTCCTGAGAGAGCTAACCCTTATCAAGTTTCTTTGGGTTATAGAATTCAGCAATCAGCTCCACGTAGAGTGTACAAATATGCTCAAAGTAACCCTCCAGGGTCTTTTTGTGTTCTAGTGGAAGACAATTATGATCTATTCCTAAGTAATGTAAAGGCAGCATATCTTGTAAAAAATTGCGTGGCTTAATTTTAAAATGTTTGGGGGAGAGTTTTAACTCTCCTCCTTCTTTTAAAAGGAGTTAAAATGTATAAGGCAATAAAAAATTTTAAATGCAATTCTATTTCTAAACTTGAAGGCGAAGAGCTAACTAGTTTTGACGAGGAAGAAATAGGTTCTATTCTTTTAAGTCAGTTAGTTAATGATAAATTAGTTAAATTTCAAGAAATAGCAGAAAAGCCAAAGCCAGTCAGAAAAAAAAGAACAACCAAAAAAAAGGTAACTTAAAATGGCTTATTGTACTAATTCAGACATACAAAGCGAGTTCAAAAACTTAACTTATACTAGTAGTGGCATTTCTAGTGCTGAAGTTGACGAATTTATAGATCAAGAGGATGCCTTTATTGACGGAATCATAGGACGTAAATATGTAGTCCCTGCCACGGGTACCTACACCTTAAGAATTTTGAAAACTATAAGTATAAATCTAGTAGTTTCTAGAATTAAAAGAATTTTAGCCGTAAAAACGGGTAGACCTGAATTAGATCAAGATAGTTCGTCAAACTTATTTGCAATGGCTAAAACAAAACTTGACGATATAGCAGAGGGTAGACTTATTTTAAGTGATGCGACTTTAGCTCAGGCTAATGACGGAGTGGACAGTTTTGCTGTTAGCAATGACATAAAACACGTTGTAAAAAGAGATGAACAGCAATGGTAAAAAAAGGTGACTTCGTAGATTTTAGGGTTGACCCTACAGGAGCTTTTAAAAAAGCTTTAAGAGATGCTGGCAAAAAAACAGATGACTTAAGAGTACCTTTTAAACTAATTAGTCAGGCTTTTTATAAAACAAATAGAATTTTATTTACTTTTAAAAGTGCTGGACCATTTGATGATTTAAGCCCTAATTATCAAAGAGAAAAAGATAAAAAATATGGTTTTATATATCCTATTTTAAAAGCTACAGGAGCTCTGGAAAAGTCTATAACTAACCCGACCGACCCAAATGCTGTAGAAAGTGTTATTAATAAAAAGACACTAATATTAGGAACAAAATTAACCAAAGATGGCGCTCCTTACCCAGCATTTTTGCAATTTGGAACAAAATTTATGCCTGCTCGACCTTATTTAGTTGTTGGCACCGAAAAAGGTAAATGGGCAAAATCAACTACTATACAAAGAAGAAAACAAAGGTGGATAGAACTGTTAGAAAAGTATTGCGCAGACTCTTTAAGAAAAGGAAAATAAACCATGGCTTATGATCTAGAAAATTTAATGAGTGATGTAAAAGCAATAATGACAAGTCACCTTAATAACAAAATAAATGATATTAATAGCGAAAAAAGCGACTCGGTTACTTTACTGACGGTTAATAGTGATGCTTATTTTTTACAAGAACTAGATAGCACTACAATAAATCACAATCCTTTTGTTTTTTATTCGTGCGAAGAAATAGAGGGTAGTGGGTTTGGTCCAAATACACCGCAAGAGTTTTTAATTAATTGTGTTTTAGTTTTAGCTGACCAATCTGCTTATAGCGATATACCCACTAGGATGTTTAGATATTTAAGAGCGTTTAAAGAAATATTTGAAGAAAATTTTAGTATAAAAAGCAATAGCAATTTTATTTCTATTAATCAGATTACGCCAATACCGTTAACAGATTTAAATCAAAATCAAGAATTTAGAGCTACAGGAATACAAATAAGAACTAGTATAGGATAATTTAACAAGGAGTTATATAATGGCACTATCAGCACCGAGGAGTCTATTTGGAATCCATTCGGTTTCCCCCTATTCAAGAACCGATGGAACATTTTTTGGAGAGTTACGAGTCTTAGAAAATTCAAGTTTAAGTTTGTCAGGCGAAACAATTGATCTTTTAGGTGGTTCAAATAAGTTTCCTTGGGAAGCGGCTGACGGAGCTATTACTGCAGAAATGAGTTTGGCTTTTAGTGAATACCCTGACTTTGTTTTTGAGTTGTTTTTAGGAAATGCACCTACGGCAAACTCTGCTGAAACTGGTGGATCCGTTTCTGGCTTTGTCAACGTCAAAGGTACTACTGTAAAAGATGCGGCAAACGGAATCGATGTTGTTGAATTAACAAGTGGTGACACTGCTGATTTAAAATTTGGTAAATATGTTATAAAAGCAACAGGGACTAACACTTTTGACTTATTTTTATCATCTGATATTGACATGGGTAGAGGGACCGATGGTTCTTACTTATCTGATGATCTAAAAATTGCCTCTGCTTTAAGTGTTGCATCCGGTGATGCGGTAGAGGCGACCTTTGGTTTAACTTTTAGTAAAGTGGGAACTCCTGCCTTTACAACAGGTGATACTGCTGAATTTTATATTAGACCTATTAACAGTAGTTCTATGGACGTTACAATCGGATCTACTGCTAACCAAACATTTCCTAATTTTGGAGCAGTTTTATATGCTCAGAAAAAAGGCGATGGCCAAATGTTGGAAATAGACGCTTTCAACTGTAAAGCCGTTGGAATGCCAATTAACCTACAGCGTAATGCCTTCTCGGCCGCCGAAGTTACGGTCAAAATGCTATACGATAGCGCAAAAGATGGAGTCTTTAAAGTTCGCTTTGTCGATGCTTAAGAGTCATACTCTTTTACCTCGGTTATGGTGGGCGTTTTTACGCCCCCTAACCCTTCTTCTTTTAGATTCTTTTAGATCCTCAGGTTTTATAAACTCTCGATTAACGTTTAAAGATGCGTAGATCATCCAAAGAGAAACATTTCCATCAGCATATTTATTAGCCAACCACTTTAGTCTATTCTTTTCGTAACTACTAACTCTTATATGTATATATTCATTTAAATTTTCCACTTTATAGCCTTTTTAAATCGGTTTATTTTGCTTTATATTGTAAAACGTGATCACAAAAAAAATAAGATCTAATTTAATTTTTAGATTAATATTATATAGGGGGTTTTATGTTTGAAGACTTTAAAATAACCGACTTAGTTCCAAAAAGAAGTGAGTTTTATCTTGGAATCCTAGAAAAAAGCTTTTTTTTAAGACCTTGCACGCCTAAAGACATAATCGATCTATCCAAAAAAGGTATAGATGTTGAAAAAGTTTTGCAAAACCCTATTAGCGAAGAGCTTTGTAAATTAGTTCTATACTTAATGGAGTATGACTCTGCAAAAGAATTTAAAAAAGTTACAGTAAAGACAATAGATATTGAAACTGGAGAAGAAAAAATTGAACAAATGGGCGGTTTTAATTTATTAATGAAATGTATTGCCTCCGTAAAAGAACAAATGGAAATGTTTTTTTGTGTTTTAACAAGTATGGGTTTTAGTGAAGACAATGTAGATGCTTTACGTAAAGAGACATTGGACTCTATAAACTCAAAAGACTTTGACAAAAAAGTTAAAAAAAAAGCACAGCCAACAAAGAAGAAAAAAGCGTCATAGACTGGTCAGAAGTTTTAGATTTATTTAGTTCCAACTATGGTTGGACTACTGAATATATTTTAAAATTATCCATGCATGAAATATACTGGCGTTTAAATAGCATATACAAAAGACTAAATAGAAATAGAAAATTTGAGGCATCTATTCATGGTATAGAACTACAAGAACCGGTAAAAGAAAAAAAAGAATTAAAAAAAGCTGTATTAAGCAACGATCAGGAAAAAGCCTTAGAAATAGCTTTAAAAAGAGCAAGAGAGCGCAAAAAAATGGAGTTTAGGAGGACATAGTAATGGCGGAGAGTCTAACTATAAAAATTAACGGTGACACTAAACAATTTCAAAACGCCGTAAAAGGTTTAGAGGTCGAAACGGCTAAATTACAGAAGGATTTAAGTGCTATTGCAACAAAAGCCTCCATAGCATTTGCAGGTCTAACTGCAACGGTTACGGGTTTGATTGCTACATATAGAACTCAAGAGCAAGCTGAAAGAAAATTAGAAACTGCGTTAACCTCCACCAGTTACGCTGCAGGAGTTAGTGCTGACGAGTTAAAAAATTTAGCGAGTGAACTACAATCAGTGTCTACTTTTGGGGATGAGGCAATTATAGAAGCACAGGCCTTACTTTTGACTTTTACTAAAATTGGACGGGATGTTTTTCCACAGGCTACCGAATCTATACTAAATATGTCTGCAGCACTAGGTACTGACTTAAAATCATCTACTGTCATGCTTGGCAAGGCTCTAAACGATCCTATTGCAGGTGTAACGGCTCTAACTAGAGCAGGTGTTCAACTAACAGAAACACAAAAAGAACAAATAAAAACCCAAACCGAATTAGGAAATGTTGCCAATGCTCAAAAAATAATCTTAAAAGAACTAGAAGTCCAGTTTGGAGGGCAGGCAAGAGCAACGGCAGAGGGCACTGGTCGCTTTATACAACTATCTAACACTTTAGGCGACGTTGCAGAAACTATAGGAAAGCACTTAGTTCCACCATTATCAAATTTAGCTAGAATTTTAAATGATGTTTTAGGAAACATACTTAAAAAAAATGGCGAGGAGTTTGGCAAAATAGCTGCAAGGTCTTTGGTTTTTGCAACAAGCTTGGCTGGTTTAACTGCTGGCTTTGCACTTTTTACAAAAGCAATAATAGCGGCAAGAGTTGCTGTGACAGCATTAAGTGTTTCTTTTAAAACTTTAAGAGCGGCAATAGTTAGATCCGGAATAGGCTTACTTATTATAGGTATAGGTACGGCTATAGATCAATTACTCTTTAATTTTGATAATTTTAAGGAAAAGACAATACTTGTTTTTAACGAAGTAGGAGACTACCTAGAAAATCAATTTAATATATTAAGAAAAGAATTTAATACTACTTTTGTTATGTTGCAGTCGCTTATGGAAGCAATTATAGCATTACCGGAGAAATTAGTTGAAACTTATAAGGGCATAGGGTCAATGATAAAAGATTTTTTTATTAAACCTACTGCCGAAGCTGCGGCAGAATATCCGGATCTTATACAAAGAATGATTAAGGACGGAAACGACAAGGCTTTAGAGGAAAATAGAAGCTATGGAAATCAACTAGTAGAAAATACAAAAGAAACTTTTGGGCGTCTAAAAGAAATTATTATGGAGGATAGAGCCGAAAAAAAGGAAATGGCTGAACAGGATCGAAATGAAGCTGCAGAAATGAAAATCTTGCAAGAAGAGGCTGAGGCTGAGGCTTTAATGCAAAAAAGTCAAAGAGAAAGGCAGCATTTAACAACAAAAAAAGCTGCAGAAATTAATCATGAAAAATTTATTATGGCAGCTCAAAAAAGAGAGTTAGCTAATTATCATAAAAGTGCTGAAATTAAGAAAAAAATTGATAAAGATAGAAGTAAAGATAGAAGTGAAAATTTAAGATCTACTTTAGGCACTATTTCCACTCTCCAGTCAAGTTCAAATAGCACTCTTTTTAATATCGGTCGGGCAGGTGCTTTGGCTATGGCTTATATCGATGGCAAAGCGGCAGTAATTAAAGCTTTGGCTTCGGCTCCTCCTCCGTTTAACTATGCTTTAGCCACTGCGGTTGGTTTGGCGGTGGCAGCTCAAATAGGTCAAATTGCAGGCGCATCACCACCAAAAATGAATGACGGTGGTATGATAATGGGTGCCCCTGGAGTGGATCAAAATTTGGCAATGGTTTCTAGAGGAGAGTTAGTTGTACCTACAAGAAATTTTGAGGAGGTTGTAGGGGCTGTTGCTGGCAATAGAGATGCTGAAATTTTTGGAAACGACAACCAAGTAGGAATACTCATTGGCTTTGATAGTGACGAAGCCGGTCAAGTCTTAACTGCCCAACAAATAGAAAATCAAAATTTAGGAATTTCTATAGAGGAGGTTTCATAATGGCCATTACAGGTGGAATAAAATTTTTTAAAAAAAATGAAATGGCTGGTGCAACCGCCTCGGCTACCTCAGGAGATGCTGCAGCCAAATTTTTGTTAGATTTAGACGTTGACACTTATTGGACAAGTGTAGGCTCTAGTGATAGTGAAACCGAAACAATTACAATTAATTTTGGATCCAATAAAACAATAAATAGAATTCTATTGTTAGATCATAACTTTAAAAACTTTACTGTAAAATATTTAAGTGGTAGCTCATATGTTGCTTTTAGTAATGTTATAGGTATTGGAGGCGTTTCATTAAGTGGTATTACAGAAACTACATTTTCTCAGGATTCTTCTTATTACGAATTTGATTCTGTAACAACTACCTCTATACAAATAGCATGCTTATCTACACAAACAACCAACGCAGAAAAATATTTAAGCCAGGCGATTGGAACTAGTGAAATAGGAACTTTTGTTGGGTATCCTCAAGTTAGTAAAATAGATTTATCAAGAAATACAAGAAGCAAAAAAACTTTAAGTGGGCGGTATAGTGTACAAAAAAGTCAACAAACCATCGGATATAGTATTAAGTTTCGTAATTATCCTAGTAGTACTGTTTACAATGTGGACATTGACTTGGCTCTTACTTTATTTGAGAGTGAGGACCCTTTTTTAATTTATCCGTGCGGTGGTCGGTATGAATCAAAGCACTTTAGTTATCAACTACCAGGATTTAGATTAAAAGATTGTATATTATCTCAAATAAGAAAAAGTTACTCATTGAAGTATGTAAAAAATATTTATACTAACCCACTAGATGTTGGCGGCTTAGAAACCGTCCCACATATATTGTAGAGAGTTAAAATGCCAAAATCTAACATAACCCCTACACAATATAAGGTTTATTTTACGCCAAGACTTGCTCTTAACACCTATGGAGATGAGGTAGAAATATCAGCTAATGTTATAACAAGCTCCAACATGAAAAGATCAATAGACGCAGCAGACTACGATATAGGAGTTTTTTATTTTGGAGATGTTAAATTAAAAATTGATAACTATAATGGAAAATTTTCTGATCAGTATGATGTTAGATCTATTTTTCCATATGGGCGTGATTTAGCTAAGGTAAGAGTTAGCTATAATGATAAAAACGGAGAAACAACTGTTTTTAATGGACTAGTAGATGACAAAGCAACAAGATTTGATTTTGAAAAAGACGAAGTTAGTTTAGTTTGTCCTAGTAATGATAGTGTTTTAAGAACTTTACGAGTTACTGCGGACACCGTTAGTAATGGATCTACAGCTCAAAATGCTTTTAAAAATTTACTTAATAAAAATGAAATAACAAGTGTACTAACTTTTGATGAAACTCTAATTAATCCTAGTTCTAACATTACAATTGACGATGGTTCTAAATTCGACAACATACCTACTAGAGATGCTATAGCTAAATTACTAATAGCTACAAATTCAGTTTTTACAATCACAGACGATAATAAAATGAAAGTTTCTAGTAGACAATTTAATGATAAGGTTGCAGTCGCTTTATACGGACCTTTTTCTAAACGTGGAAATCAAAATATTCTATCTTTAAAAAAATATAATGACGGAAAACAAAGGCAATTTACGGTTGTAAAGGTTGGTGATCAAACTTCCGTAGAGACAACATATGTTGAAGACTACGGGTATAGACAGAAAACCGTTTCCAATCTAGATTTTATTACTAATGACGTTACCGAATTAACAATTGCAAAGGCATTAAGTGACGAATTTAAATATCCAAAAATAGAGTGCGAAGTTGAGTTAAAAACATCTTTTGCTAAAACTATTAATTTACTAGATCCAATCAAAGTAGATTACCCATTGAGATTAGTTCCAGATAATAAATTTATGCCAGTAATAGGCGCAACAACAGTAGGGGATACTGACAAAAAACTACCTTTTCAATTTGGTTCTTCCAAAATTATTTGGCAAACAACTTTTAAGGCTATTGAAGTAAAAGAAAATATAAAAACGTTTACGTCAACAGTAAAATTAAGGCAGACAGGTAAGGACATAGGGGACGGTTACGAAGACTTTAGTGGCAACTCTACTGTAGGAGTTGCAGTTGTAGGCTTAAGTGTTGTTGCTAGCGGATCAGCTACACCTGGAGAGTCTCCAACCGTAGGCAATGCAATTGTAGGGACAAGTCAAATTGCTTAAAATATAATTTTATATAATTAAAAGAGAGGTTTTAAGAATGGGAACTAATACACTTCAAACACGGTCGGCAGGAGAAACTATTACTGCCGATTTTTTTAATGATTTTAACACAGCTTTGCAAACTGAATTTGTGGGACGTAATGCTTCTGGTGCTGCAACAAGCGGTCAAGGTCTAGGATCAAGTTCAGTGCCTTGGGGTACAGGTTATTTTAATTCTATTGTTTTAGCCGGTAGTGCTTTGGATACAAGTCAAATAACATCGCCACCGAATAGAATTGTTAGCGGAGCAACTAGGAGCTCGTCTAATCAGCCTCATTTTATTACAGCAAACGGATCGGCTTTAAGTTTAACAATAGATGGAAATACTACAAATTTAGTTATTGACGTAAACGGAACTGCGGTCACTTGTAGCACAGATATAACAGTTTCTTCCTTAACTGCAGCACCAGGGTCCAACAATACATGCTTAGTAAATATGTCGGACGCCGCTGACCAGGAAATGACACGTTATTGGGGTGAGCCTACTAATGAATTTATTATTCCACAAACTAAAGATCCATCCACGGTTAATCCACATTATGAAACTATTACGGTTGATAATATGGGCAGTGAAATATCAGGTCTAGTAGGGCAATATGCTGCCTTCAAAATAAATGACGGGACAAATGATGAATTTTTTCTAGCTTTTGTTAAATCAAGTACAGAGTTAACCCAGTGCATGCGTGGTAGTTTTCTAGACCACACTGGCGCACCGGTTAATAGAATTAAATTTGCCAATAACGACACTATAACTTTAATGAAATTGACGTGGGTTTTTTTACAAAGTGATGGAACAACTGCGGATGTTACTTATCAGCCTCCAGTTTGGAGTTTTGATCAACCAGGGAGTCCTAATACAGGAGACTACTGGTATGATTTAGGAAATAGCCAGTGGAAAAGATATAGCGGTACCGCCTTTGTTACTATAAACAGAACTTTAATAGGTATTGCAATTTCGGATGGTTCCAATACTGTAGCAACTCGTTCTTTTGATTTTTATTATAAATACGAGGACAAAAATACAATTGAGGTTGTAAGGGATAGTGCCACCAACTGTAGAGTTGCTAATACTCATGGTAACGTTTGGGTATATTCTAACAATTTAGATTTTAAAACTTATAACCCTGTATGGAATATAACAGCCGATTTAGCCTCGACTGCAACAAAAGATGCTTATGCTAGTGAATCTGCTAGTACATATTACTATTTATATTTTAAAGACACTGGAGATAGAGTTATTTCTGATATAGGTCCAATAAAAAGAGCAGACCTATTAGGAAGTTATCATCCTAATAACCCGTGGCGATGTGTCGGTTCAGTTTTTAACAATTCTAGTTCTAACTTTGAAGGAAGAGTTACAAGTCAAAGTGATAAAATTGATTATGTTTCTACAGCTATTCTAATAAATAAACAAACTAGAAATAACAATGGCGGTAGTGTTTCTGCTGGGACTAGTTGGTCGGATTTAAAATTAAATAGCATTTTTGGATATAGTTATTTTGTATCAGGTGGGTTTGACGGTATAAACGGATCTAATACAAATTTTATATTACAACCTGGTAAGTATCAGATAGATTGCACTGTTCCTATATACAATTCAGGGTCCAACGGGTTTTTTCAAGTCGGTCTATATAACGTTACAGATAGTGCATTTGTTGAGGGCACAATTTTTGGAAATGCTATAATGGACACCGGTGGGACAAGTGGTTCACAATTACATTTTGCTGCATATTTAAAATTAGAAGTGCCAACTGAGTTTAAGGCTCAAGCCAACGGTTTTGTTAGTGGTACAGTCGGGTACATTGCGACCTCAGGCATGGCAGCAGGTACTAACACTAATACATATTTTACAACAATGAGAGTGAGGAAATTGTCATGAGTGAAAAACAACAAGAATTAGAAAAAAAATTAAAAGATCTTATTGCTGACGACCGATTTTACATTCAGGCTTTTGGCTTAAGAACAGAGGAAATAAATGGAGTAAGCAGTTTTATTACACCGTTTAGAGAAGTGCAAGCTTGGGATAGGAATGATCTAGCTAATTTTGAAAAAAAGATTTTAGCTTTAGAAAATGCAAAAAAAGAAATTTTAGAAAAAGATGCAATAGAAAAAGTTTTTAGAGATCGTAGAAGCGAATATGAAATGGTTGATCATCTTTTTTTAGAGGCACTTGCTGAAAAGGAAGAGGGTAGACCAGAAAAAATGGTACAATATTTAGAATTACGTAAAAAAATAAAGGAAAAGTATCCTAAAGTTTAATTTACAAAGGCGGTTAAATGAAAAATTTAATCACTACACTGTTGGGTGCCCTTATAATAGGGGCAGCCAGCACATTATGGGGATTTAGTGCCGACATAAGCTCTCTAAATAGAACAGTTTATTTTTTGGAGAGTGAAATAAAAGACATAAAGGGCAACCAAAAAGAAATGTTAAACCATCTAATAGAAATTAGGAAAAATTAATGACCATGACAAATGCTGAACGAGACTTCTATTTAAGAATAATAGACGAACAACCAGGGTTAATGCCAGTCGCCTATGAAATATCTAAATATAAGCATTCGTTAGATATACAAGTGTGGTTAATAAAAAATAAAATGACTGGTAAAATTTTACAATCATGGCTAAAAGAAAATTTTGATAATTCTATAATGTCTATGATTAAATATATTATAAAACGTGTAAATGGAGACAAAGAAGTTAAACCCATTTATGCCCATAAGGACTATAGAGTTTGATTTTTCTTGATAAGCTTGGTTTATATTTTTATACACAAAGGGGTTTTACAATGAGCATGGACGTCAAAAACCTAATCCCACTAATTGAATTTTTAATGGAACTAGGAAATGTATTAGAAAAAGTAATTAAAGACAAAAATTACGGTGCTTTTTTTAATTTAACTGACGAACTTATGTCTTTTCAGTCAGTAGAATGGGAAAAAGTTATACCTGAATTAAAAAACCTAGATCAAGATGGAAAAAATGCACTCCAAAAGGCAGCTAAAGATAAATTCGATCTAAAAGATGATAATATTGAATTTATTATTGAAGAGGCTGTATCTGTTCTACTCTCCGCAGGTTATTTGGTTAAAAGATGCGTAGATTTAAGAAAAAAGATTTCCGAATAATATTTTTTCTTTTTTTATTTCTTTTTAGCTGTTCTAGAACGTCGGATGTTATAAAAGTTAAAAGAAATTATAAAAAAGATCTTATATTTTCCGTAAATGGGCAGTCATTTGTAGGTATAGGTGTGCCTACCTTTTCTAAAAGCTATTTAATACAAATAGAAACTCCATTTAGGCTAAATTTTGTTAAAATTGAAAGTTGTCATAGAGAGATAGTTTTAAGAAATGCCTACCACAAAAAAAGGATTATAAAAAATAGGAAAAAGTTTCAATTTAATTATAAACCAATCGGAATAGAAAAAGAGTGTATAGTTTTTATAAGTGCCTTAAACGAAAATGGAAAAGGTAAATTTGGTCAAATAGCTTTTCAAACAAAAAACTACAACATAAAAGCAAAAAACTTTTGCAATGGTAAGGAAATAATTTCTAATGGCGTTTCTTTATGCCAAAGCAAAAAAGGACTAATTCAAATGATTAAGTTTGATGAAGACCTAGAAGTTAGATCCAATTGTCCAATTATGTCTTTTAACGGCAAAAAAAGTTTTAAGTATGAACCGGAGAGTGGAGACTGTGTTTTTCTTTTTATGGGTCGTGATAGACTTCATAAATTAATTTCTTACGGCTATGAAGAAATTATCTACGAGGATGAATAATGAAATTAATTGAATTGCTTATACCTTTTGCAATTAATCTTATTACAAGATATTTGACTGTAAAAGACGAAAAGGCAGAAGTTAAGGAGAAGTATTTAGATTTTATAGATCATTTAGAAAAAAATGAAAGTAGATCAAAAAGAATTGAAAAACAAATAGAGTCTTTAAGAGAAGATCTATTTAAATAAAATGGAGCTAACCGGAACCATCGGGGGGAAACAGTTAACTCCATTTTATTTATCATAGGATTTTGGATGTTGATAAAATTATACATATCTTTTAAAAAAATTCAAATTTTAATTGCTGCAATTAAATCTTTTCTGCTTTTTAACGGTCTAATTCTGACCATAGCGCCTTGTTTTTCAGCAACCTCCAAATTAGTTGTTTGAGAGTTGCCGCCACCGGCTTCTATATGATAAAAGTAATCAATAGCAAGAGAAACGTGCGTAATTTTTTCGGTGCTTTTACCCCAAAAAAGTAATGCGCCAGGTGCCACACCACTACCTTTAGCATTTTTAACAAAGTAATTATAAAGACCCTGAGAAGTTTGATCACCCCTAGGATCAAGGCCAACACAGCTGAGTACCTCTTGAATAAAACCAGAACAATCAAAACCTGCCACTCCACTACCACCCCAACGATAAGGCTTGCCGATAAAGGTTTTAGAATATTCTATCATTAGTTTGGTAGTTTCTTTGTCAAATAAGTTCATACTCTCTAACCTCTCCGCATCTAACAAGCCATTTGTAAATAGAGAAGACTGCCCCATGAAATGTGTCACTAGAATCACCCATTTTATAACAATGCTTTTCAACATTAAACACATAGGAAACATCCCTCTGATTTTTATTAACTTTTTTTTCTTTTTTGTAGTGAGAAGTATAAAAGCCGGAGTCCTCTAAATGCTTTTTTATTTTAATTGCTTTTTTTATTTTTTCTATTTCTTCTTTGGAGATAAAATTGGATGAATTTTCTAAATTATTTAATTCTTCTCTTGTAGACCAATTATTTATTAATTTATAGTTTTTCATATGTAGTAGTCCTCGTAATTTTCTATAATGCTTTTGCAATTATGACATATGCGATTATATTTGCCTGATGCCACAAAGCTTTTGTCGCATCGTAAGCACTCTCTATCATAGGCTTTTTCTACTTCTAGCTGTCTAGGTATATCGCTTAGTCTTTCTTTGACTGCTGTAATTTTACGATATAGTTTATGGTACTGTTGATTTCTAACTTCTTTACACTTATTTTGTTTTTTGTTTTGCTTTGCCATTTCTTCTAGTGAGTTTAAATAGTTTTTCATGCATGATTCACAGATGGCATAATGTTTGTTTTTTGTTTCGCAGGATTTACCACACGTTTTACAAGGTATCATCATAGATGTTTTCCTCCATGACCTTTGTTGTTGTTTTTTTTTATAAACAATCTCCACTATGATACCATGTCCTTTTTTGTAGGCACCCCCCAAAGCTGTCCGGGCTAAAAAAAGGGGGTGCCTCGGTTAGAATTATTTTAATTCATTTTCTAACCAGATCATTAAATCTTTTTTTGCTTTTTCTTCCATGTTTATTAGTAAAGTTTTATTGGCTTCGTCTGACATAATTTCATGCCCTAAATGCTCTATAATAAGATTGACGGGCTTATCGACGCCCTCTTGGGTTTTAACAGCACAATAGGATTTAATCAGATCTATATAGGCCCTTTGATCAAAAGATTTTTCTTTTTGTGCTAGAGTTTCTAGGTCAATTATTTTGCCTTCAGAGTGCATATCGTTTTTGGCTTGGTCCATTTCTTCAGTAGTATAAAGACCAGTCATTTCCTCATTAAATCCTTTTTTTAAAGCTAAAGCATGTGCGCATTTTTCTAGCATTCGTTTAGGAAATTTGTCCCACATGGGAGCTTTGAACTTTGGTTTATATTCATCCATAAAAACTTTAGCAGTAAACTCTCCTTTTATTCCATTTCTCATTCTGTAAACAGTAACCTCCGCCGAAAGTGGCTCTTTGTCGTTAGGGTTTTTAAAATGAAACGTTGCAGGGCCACAGCCTACATATTCATTTGTTCTATGGGCTATAGTGCTAAGACCATCTATTCCTATAACAACAACTCGCCCTCCACTAAATGGAAGAGAGTATATTTGTTTAGTAAAAGGATTTAAATTTAGAGAGCTACACACCTTTAAAAAATAAACTAATTCTGAATCTGTTGCACCTTTACAAATTTCATTTTTTAGAAGATCTAATTCTTCTGTTGCTAATTTTCCTAAGACGCTTGTGCCTACCTTTACTAAGTCACTCATAGCTTTTCCCCCCTAAAGTAAATGTCCACGTCCATTTCGTTTAATTCTGCTCTAATTGCATTTAGCATTTCTCTTTTTCTTTCTTCTCTTTCTATGGCTCTTTTTTCTCCGACACAGCCACAAAAAACATTGCAAGGTTTAAAGCAATGTTCGCAATTATGCCAAACTCCCTCATCCAACATCCTACTCTCCTTCCTTAATTAAATATTTCTTCGTTTATAAATTCTTTGCATTCGCTAAGCGATACAAAATCACTAAATTTTTTATTATCTAACAAATCTACAACTTCCCAAGATTGGATCCACTTGTCACCTGAAGTTTTTTTTATGTTATATCTATGGGTATTGTTAACTTTTACTTTGTAGGACCCTGGGTTTTCTTTTTTTAAAGTATATAACATTATAGCCTCCATTCATTTTTATATGCTTCTTGTTTTTGTTTTTCATTTCTAGTTACGGCGTCAGCCAATAAATCCAAGGCTTCTTTTTCCGATATTTTTTTGTCTTTAAATAAAGATATTACTAAATGGATAATTATATTTTTAAGTTCTTTTATTTCGTTTTTTAGATTTTGTTTTTCCATTTTGTCCTTGTCTTTAAAAAAGTATTGCACAATGATTAGTTAATGTAATAATTTTGTCAACAATAAACGGGGGAATTATGATTCTAAAAGTGGGGCTAAATACAATAAAAAGTGTGGGCTTAAATGCCGCAGTAGTTTTATCGTATTTAAAAAAGTATGGAGAAAATATTAAAACCGATGAATTTTTTGATGTAAAGCTAAAAACAATGGAAAAAGAATTGGGCATAAAAAGAGTTAATTTAAAACATGCCATAAATAAATTAGAAGCTGACAAATATATTAAAACAAAAAGCTTGGTCAAAGGCGTTATAACAAATGTAAGATTTAAGATTATACATAGCGAAAATTTACAAAATCCCGATGTATTTAAATACGTCAACACCGCATCAAACCCTTTAAAAACCGGTGTATTAAAATACGTCAACACCGCATCAAAGACGGTGTATTTAAATACGTCAACACCGCATAAACACGGTGCGGCGTCTATATATTCTTATATTACTATAAATAGTAATATACTTAAGAAAAAAAATGCTTTTGACGAAAATGCAATTTGTAGCGATGTTAGAAAAAATATTTTATCTTTATTAACTCCAATAGAAGGAGCTCATCAAAAACAAAAACCCTCACCATTGTTAAAAAAACCCGTCAAAAAAGCCTCCAAACCCAAAACTAATACAAAGCCTAAGGCTACCATTTTAGAACGTGAAAAAAGACTAATTATGGCACAAGAAATTTTGAGTTATTTAAATAAAAAAGCCGGTAAGAATTTTAGGCTTAGTGCGGAGAGTAATATAAAAAATATTCGGGCACGGATAGAAGAGGGTTATACTTTAGAGGACTTTAAATCTGTAATAGACAAAAAAACTCTGCAATGGAACGGGTTAATTTTTAGTAATGGTCAGCATGCCTCAAATTATTTAAGACCCGCCACTCTTTTTGGTAGCAAAAATTTTGAAAATTATTTGAACGAAAATAATTTAAACGAACCCCATAATAAAAAATTTAAAAATGATTTAGATAGGGATCTTTGGAACTTTTTTGAAAAAAATAATTGTAAAGGTAGTTAAGGTGGACAATAATTTTACCATGTAAAAATATAAAAAGGGATTTTGGAATGATTGAGATTAACAAAGAATCTTTGGCGGGTGTTTTTGACTTATTAAAAGAGAGAGAAAAGACACATTTTTATTCTGACTTTAAATTTTTAAATGCCCATAGAGGTCATAGACCGGGCAATTTACATTTATATTTAGGGGTGGCACATGGGGGAAAGTCTACTCTAATTAGATCTTTAATATTAGATGCTCTAAAAAGAGTAAATAAAGACAAAAAGGTTTTAGTATGGCTAAGCGAAGAAACGGAAAACGACTTTTTAATAGAGTTTTCCATGGCGCTAAAGAGTTTTGATCAAAAAGATGCTGAAACAATCTTTAAAAAGCTATTAATACATTCCGAGTTAAGTTTTTCTAAGCATTTTAAAAATGAGTCTATGTCTACTAAGTTTAATTACTTTAAAGAGGCTGTTAATCGCTCAGATGTTGATATTATTTTTTTCGATAATATTACAACATCCGGTTTCTATATGGATCAACAAATAGAAACCCAAAGCTTTTTTATAAAAGAAGTAAAAGAGATAATTGGAGAGTGTAGAAAGCCATTAATCTTTGTGGCTCATACTGGAGCAGAAGTTACGGAAAATAGCCACCGATTAATTAACATGAATGATATTAGAGGTTGTAAATCAATTATAAATGTTGTTCAATATTGTTACATTTTACAAAGATTTCACATTAACGAATTTTATTTTCCTACTTTAAGAATTACCAAGCATAGAGGACAGACCGTTGACGAAAAGATGTATTATATAACATTCGACAAGGAAAAAAACTTGTATATAGAAGACCGACATCTAGACTTTGAGGAAATGAAGGACAATTTTAAGAGGAGAAACGTATTATAAATATTTTTGACGATGAACCTTTAGATTTTCCTGAATTTAAAGATCTTAACAAAGACGATAAGGTTAAATTGTTGCTTTATCGTCTTTATCTTATACAGTTTCAGAAAACTCCGTTTAACGAAAAAATACAACTACAATTTAACGATATCTCCAAACATATTCTAGAAAAAGAATTATATGGCGTTGATATACCTGAAGAGTATGACTCTTTTGAGAGCTTTATAGTTAAAATGAAATTGAAAAATCTTATCGAGGACAAAGAGAGTGTCAAAAAAACTTGTATTAAAAGAGTATCAAATAGAGGAGTTAATCCTTTCATATCTTAATTCCTTAAAAGATTCTTTTTTTTGGAAGAACCCAGCCGGTGGTTTTTTTGACGGAAAAAAGATAAGAAGCCATGTTTCCAAATTTGTAATAAAGGGTGGATCTGACATTCTAGGACTATATCGAGGAGAGTTTTATGCATTTGAAGTTAAAACTCCAACTAGTATTAAATTTTATGAGAAAAATCACGAACGTTTAAGTAAAACAGCCTCTTGGGCTTTAAAAAATGACCGTGAACGACATTTTAGAAGACAAATAGAGTTTCAAAAAAAAATTAAAGCTATGGGTGCCAACGCATTTTTTGTTTCTAGTGTAGAGGATGTTAAAAAAGCTTTACAAAAGTAATTATATAATATAAAAAAGAGTCTACGTATTAACACTGAAAATTCTTCAGAGTTACTTGTTTCTAAGTAAAAATCATTAAAGGGGTAAGTGGTCAGCATTACCCCTTTTTTTTGTCAAAAAATCTAAAGGAATAGAAAATGTTAAAAAAAATGTCATTTGATAAAAAAGAATTAGAAATAATTTTGGAGAGTTTAGAAAGACAAAGACGATATACAAAACTTTGGTGGCCAGGAGACAAAAAAGTTACGATTGATAACTTAATAACTCAATTTAAAATTATGAATAAAAATTATAAAAAACAAAAGCCGTACGATGCTACACCACGAATAAAAAAAGCAAGACAAGAGTATGAAAAGATCTTTTTTGAAAGGTATGGAGTAAAATAATGAAGACTCATTTAAGTTATAGAGAAATTAATTTTTTGTTGGAAAAAGTAAAAGAGATTTTAAAAGAAAACTATATACAACATTACAAATTTAAAGATGAAACCGGTAAAGTTCCTAGACCACTTCTAATAGAAGCCGACACACTAGAAGACATCCTAGAAAAACTATTAGTTGCAAAGGCAAAATGTGAAGTAAAGCATAAAAAAATGGTCGCTCATTCAAAAGCAAAAGAAAAAAAACTTCATTAATCATTAATAACATCCATGTCATAATTTTCTATAAAATCCTTTATCTCCTCTTCTGTAAACATTTTACTACTTCTAAGCCAATCTAAGGCAGATTCAAGAGTTACAACTTCACCTATTTCTTTTAATTCTTTTTTTAACTTTTTGATGCTAAACTCCATAATTCCTTTATTCATGACAAAATGTGTTCTTAGAGTTGTTTTTTTATCTTTATACTTATCTGCGTAAAAATTTTCTCTCATGCCTCATCCAAATGATATATTGTTATAGTTCTATAGGATTTACTTTTCAAATAGTCATCGGTTTGATGTCTTAAGGAATTGTCGTCCCAAAATTCTATTTTCCAAAATATTATACTTTCACTCTCCACTATTCCATCAAAAGATAAATTACTAATTGTTATGTCACCAAATCTTTTTTCCTTATACGGATCATTTTCTTTGGTAAAATTATTATAATTAGTTACTTTTTTTAAAACGGTATAAATGTTATCACAGGTAAGCATTTTATTACTTAAAATTAAACTACCATTATAGTTGTCGTATTTGTATCTAGTGTTTTTCTTCCAAGATTTACCTACGGGCTTTTGTGAGGTTAAAGCAACCACTTCATGAGTTATAAAGTTTATTGGTAAATTTTTTCTAAACTCGTCATTTTTAAAG